TAAATCTTTTTTAGCTTTCGCTAGTTGCTCTTCTAAAGTCATTCGGTCTTCTCCAAGTGTTTTAAATACAGTGGTCTTACTTAAACTGTCTTCTAGGTCGCTAACATTACCATGATTTTCTAGATAATCAAAGGTTTTGTTTAGTGAACCTAAAAGGAAGCTCTGTACTTCCACTGCGGATATGTCATGGGTGTGCCCGTCATTCTCGCTTACAACGAAGTTACCCGCTGCGTCAATAACGACGGAATGGTAGTGCGACGAGTCCGAAGCATTGCCGCTGGCATAGCCCACATCTAAGTATAGACCATCTTCGTAAAAGCGCACACGAATACCGTGTTGATGCCCTTCATTTGAACTAGTTAGCAAGTCAACAAGGTCGCCGCTCTTATCCACTGGTTGAATAGTATCATCTTTGTGGGACTTAAAAAAGGTAACGTCCGCATGAGGGTTAGCGCCACGGGCTGTGAGGGCAACCGCAGTTAGCTTAGTCATCACCATAGTACGCGGCTTACCGTCGTCATGGGGCGTCAGTTTCTTTACGTTTTTCTTTGGTGCCATTACTCTATAACCTCTCGGGTGCAACTACCTTCAATGCTGAACATCAACTTGTTCTTAATCGCATCTTCGTAATCGTCTGCGTTGGGGATTTGAAAACTTCCGAAGTGACCCAGCTTTTGTACCGGGATGTCATCCATCGGAATACCTGTTATTTCATGAACTAGCATTTTAGCGAATTCTTCGGTGTCAATCAAGATATTATCAATGAGGGTGCCCACTGACTCGCCCGCGTGGTCAAAGTTCGCGCTGCGGTACTCTTTCGAGAAGTCAACGTACACCTTGCGGTAACTAGCGATGTCAACGGCTTCATTGTCGCTATCCATCACAGTCTCGCCGTCTATCTTGAACACGCTGAACCAACCACCAATTATCTGCTGATTCGCGTCTTGCTTGAAGACACTGCCTTCTGACGTGTATTTCTTATCACTCATATTATAGTTACTCCGGCTACTTGGCCTATTGGTAAAAGTCGTGTGGTTACGAGGCAACGGCATTGTATCGTTTCGTTGCCCGGTGCTGTTTCGTCCCCCGGGTACATGAGCGATATGCCTGCATCAGAGGTGAACGCTTCACCGTGTCCCCGTTGCTGCCCTTGCATACCGTCATGTGTGTCACGGACGCGGTTATCTTTCGCACGGTTCCAAGTTCGCAATAGCCTTTCTCTTTCGAGGATGCCCGTTGCTACCGCTTGGTCGTACATAAGGTTATTACCCTTATGCGCTGCGGCTAGGGCTTCGGTTCGTGCTATCACTTCCGCTCGATGCCTTACACTGCGTTCAATGTAGCGATTGACCATCTTATCAATCTGCTTCGCTGATAGTGGCTCACCCGAGGATATCGCATTTTCAACTGAACGGTCAAACCTTGCATCACGTAGTGCTCTATTTAACGCTGCCGCGCTATTACTCTCAAGGGCTCTACGGTACGACGCAACCGCTTTATTCTGGTTAGGCGTTAGCCCGATAGCATCTCGGAACCGTCGCGCTTGTTCTAAAGGGTTATCACCGTTAGCGATGCCCTCGATTAATGTCTCCCGTATTGTTTGCATCTGCGATTCACCAAGGCCCTGCATGATTCTTAACTTAGTATCACGCATTGCGCTTACAGCATGTTCGTTTGTCTGGTCAAAGCTTACTATCACCTTGAGCGCCGACTGTAGGAACTCTGCTGTACTCTCCCCTGACGCGGCGATAGCTGATACCACCACGTTAGAGAACTTAGCTATGGACTGTTCCACCTTTTCGAGGGCTTCGGTTAAAAGGCCCTGTTCGATTAGGTCTGCTATCTCGGTTAATATCAGCTCACTTTTAATTGAGCCCATGAGTACTAAGAACGCGGCGGCAAAGTCCTTCTCGAATTCACTTACTAACCCGTCTATACGCGATAGCGGGTCTATGTCGTCCTGCTTCTCTACTCTACTACACATTCGAACAACGCCCCCGCCGGGTCCCGCACTACGCCTTTTTCTGCGATTGTATGGTCCTCGTTTTCAATGAAGATAAGGTCCCCCGGTTCTGGGCAGATACCATCAGGTAAACTCGCGCCTAAAATACCGATACTTTTAGCACTATACTGCGTCGTGGTCCCACTACGGTATCGAAGCGCGTTGTCGTCCACGAAGCCCCTCCCGGGGTGTTCTGTAACGACTGTTATTTGCTTCGTAGAGTCACTAGGGTCGCGGCTCGTAGATTGCTTTTTAAGGGTGAGAGGGAATACCAATTGCCCCATGTTTTTGTTTAGTAGCTGGGCGATATTCGCCTTAAATATGTTAGGTAACTGCGACATTATAGAGGTTTCCTATATCCGAAGGCGTCCTTGTCCGTGAAGCCACTTTCTACATCTGTCCCACTGACACACGGCGTTAACCCGAGTGCTGCGTCACTGCCTAGTAGGTAATGCCCGATGATATCCATAACGATGACCGGGAATCTTGTACCCTGCGTAACACGGAAGAACTCCATTGATGCGGAGCCTGCTTTCATGCTCTTAATATTAGAGCCTGTGGCGTCGTCGCTTTCCAGTACTGACGCGTCCAATAACAGTGTAAGCGCGTACTCGAATTGTGCCTCGCTTACGTCTAATAGCGACTGTGCGGGCGTAACTGATTCACCCTCAAGACCTGTTAGACCTGTACGCGGAAACGCTAACGTTTGGGTGCTAACTTCCTTCTCTCCACGCCAACGCATACGCTCTAGAACTCGGGTGGCTTCCACCATTCCCGAATCGCGCAGAGGTTCGCTAAAGGCAATCCACGTCGCTGCACGGATAGAGTCCGCAAAGTACGTGTCTGCATCCGCTCGGGGCGCGTAACTATTTGTCCCTACAACTAAAGCCATTATTTACCTCCTAATAGTTTATCGACTTCGGCTTCTATGTCATCTGGTGTCGGGGGCTCTTTGCCCGTTAACGCCAAGTCGTCAAGAACCTGTACCAAGTCTATACGTGAGGTGCCAAGTAAATCGCGTATCTCGTTAATGATAGGGTCATCGCCCATAATCGGAGCGCCTGCACTTGCAAGGTCTTTAAGAGCTGTTGTAATTTCTTCAACATCTTTAAATTTAATCGCTTCCGGTTTAAAGCTAGGCTTCTTCTGTAAGTCCAAGCCATTATGTTCGCCCAATACTGTAACTATAGACTTCCTGTACGATTCCGCCAACTCCATTAACGTAGAGTCAACAATTAAAAAGAAGTTCTGCGATTTATCGCGTGATAACGCTTCTGACCCACGGCCGTCGGCACCCAGTAACAACGCTTCAACACCGAGCAATCGCGCAATTTCATGGTTAAGTCTGTTAATCGCTACCGCTATCGCTTCCTGAGAAGAGCTAGAACCGTTTAAAAGCTCTACGCCCCACTTGTCCTTGCCTGAGACTGCTTCCGCCGTGTCCTTGGCTCTGTAGGCGCTAGAATCTATCATCATGCCTAACTTAGCACTCTTGATATGGTTCGAGACGAAGCTTTTCAGTGGGCATAGAATCTCGTCGCGTTCTGCCTTCGTTATCTCACCGCGTCGTACTAATTCCGCTAAATCTTCTAACGGTGCCTTAACTACCGGGATACCGCGTAGGTCTGTTTCAAAGCCGAACGCTTCTAACTGCTCATAGCGTTTTAGCTTATCAACCGTTTCTACAATGTGGCGGAACAGTCCGATACCTTCTGGTACATCGGTGATACTGTCATCAGTGATATACACTAGCTTTTCAATTTCGAGGTATATCTCTGAAAAGTCCTGCGCGTCGCGTTGTACTACACCGATTACTTTCCCTTTTTCAAGGTCCCAGCGCTCGATAGTATGTTGCGGTCTTGGCTCAATATCCAAGAAACCTAAGCGCCCATCTATCCGGCGTTTAAGCACCCACTCTTGTATGCAGAACCCATAGAAGCGGTACATCGCTGAACGTCGCACGATACGATACCAAGGGGTTTCCATATCATGTATAGCCGATTCTAACAGCTCTGCGTATTCTATGGCCTCTGGGCTATCGTCAAACGGTTCTACGTTCCACTGTGCCTTAGATATTAAGTTAAGGAAATATCGCACCCCTGCGCCCACAATGGACGTATTAGCGAGCATATCACTATAAGTTATGAACTTCTTCGAGCCGATTAGAGAGGCGTGTTTCTCTTTCTCCTCAATAAAGCCGTTGTAGCTCGCGTAGCCGGGGGAGCCTTTCGACTCCATAGGGTTTGTCTTACCCTTGTCACCCCCGCCCGTGTCGAGCCTTTTCTCAACTGTCGTTTTCTTCGCCATTACCTGCCCTTACTTTTCTGCTGATTTGTTTAACACCGTACTTCGCTAGCCAATTGATAGTAGCTCTGCTCGGTCCCCGGCCTCTAAGTATACACCATATTT